GCGGCGAATTTCTGAGGATCCTGCATCGCCTGCGAAACTTGAGCTGTACGCTGCCGCAAGAGCATGGGGTCAACCGGACCTATTTTGCCGGTCGTGAGATCCTGCGCCATTTCTCTGTTTCCGAGCATCATGAGTCGAGCCAGCGCTTCGGGCCTCGCCATCATGTCTTTGGATGCTCGACCGGCCTTCGCTCCTTTGTACCCGCTGTCAGCCATCGCGCCAGCCCAAGCCATCTGCGCTGCGGGGTTCCATCCGTGCTGTGCCATCGTCGGTGCGGCATACTGCATGAAATCCATGACACCAGTGCCCCAGATGTTGGATTTCTCCACAATCTTGGCCATCCATGCGGCGTTCTGCTGGTACATTTCACCGAGGTTCACATTGCCGAAGCCTCTCACGTTCGCCCTGCCGCCGCCGGTGAGCGCCTTGTATGTTTCGCCCCCCTGCGCCATGCCGTAGCCGAGGGTGATCTTGCTCAATTGCTCCGCGGCCTTGCTTGGGTCCATCTGTGCGATCTTGCCGGCCATAATCGCCGCTTCATTCATGGCTTGAAGCTGCCCTAAACCGAGCTTGTTCACATCAAACGCGGAAGCGGTCTGCGACATGGTCTTAACGTACTGCTCAGGAGCTACGCTCGGAAGTTTTTGCGCGAACCTGTGTCCTGCCGCCTCCGTCAAATCCTTCTCTTGTGCTCCGAACCCAACAGACGAAAGCAGACCCAAGGCTTCTGCCATTTGCTTCCGGTCGGCCGCAACAGCACCCCGGCCGAGCGCATGGGCACCGTGAAGACCCGCGGAAAGCAGTTGCCAGCGGAGCCAGAAGCCGGGAATGAGACCCAAGAGGTTGCCGGAAGAGAGAGAGCCACCTTTACTGCCCCCCCCGGTTGCCCCAGGCATCCCCACGACGGCACCGGGGCCAGCTGTTGCAGCCCCGACCTTCTTGGTTGCTGCGCCCACACTCGTAGCGAGATCGGATACCGCCTTCTTTGCCGTCTCCGCGCTACGTGCGACCGGATCGAAAATGTTGGGATTCATCCTCGTGCGGTTGATGGAGTCGATATTCGAATGAATGCCTCCGAGCGCGGTAGATGCGGTACGGACCTGACCGCTCATGGTCCCCAAACCCGCCCCGAAATCACGGAGAAAACCAGCAGCCTGCTGGAACCCTCCCGCGAGGCGGTGCATCTGTTGGGTCCAGCTTTGGAGCTTCCCACCAAGGCTATCGAATCGCGTCTCGACAGCTTGAACGGCCTGGATGATCTTGTCGTGGCCGGTGACGCTGAAAGCTATGCCGATTTCCTGATTCACTCGCCTTACTCCCGCTCAGACTCTTTTCTCTCGAATTCCTTTTGTTCTTTGAATTGCTGCCACATCTTGTGACGCACTGAGGACGGCCACGACAGGACTTCATTTCTGGATTGATGCAGGTGATAGACGAGGTTGAAAATCTCCTGGTCTATCTGTTCAAGGGATTTGTTTTGGAGGAATAGCCGGTCAACGTCCTTATAACCCCACTGAGTGAATCCGCCTCCTGCGGCTATCCCCCCGGATAGAAAAAATCCGGATGCGTGAGGATGTTCATCCGCCCTCGAACCCCACACTCAGGACACGGCACGATAACAAAAGTGTCGTACCCGCAGACGAGCTGCTTTCTTGCTCTCCTGATCGCTTCATGGTCCTTCTTTTTCAATGCAACCACGTCCTCGTAGGTGAAGTCCTCGGAGCCATCCAGACGCCGCAGGCAAAGGTAATCGCTCTGATTCACGTCTACGCCTTCCGTCTGCATCTGTCCGAGGATGATGCTTTCCTTGTGGCCGTTGAGCATCCCGATTTCCGCCTTCATGCCGCTCCTGGGGAGCGTGATGGTGATAACCGGGTCTGGTGCGCCGGAGGACTCGGGGGGGATCGGCCGCATAGTCAGCTTGTTCAACGGCGCGGCCTGGTCCGATGTCTTGCCGCAGGCACCACAGAAGTAGGAAAACTCAAAAGTCTCGGCGTAGTTGACCTTGAAGATCTCGATAGCCAAGAAATCCTGGTCGGGAACGAGTAGATCTTTGATGACCTGCTGATCTACCTTCGTGATGTCCCCGATGGATTGGGTAAGGGCTGCCAGATACTCGTAAGTAATCTGGTAGCGCGGTTTGTTGCCCTTGAAGAGCCCCCGATCGGACTTGCCGTCACCCTCGATGATGACGGCCGGCTGTCCACTTATGGGAAGCACCAATTCTCTGCTTTCAGTTTCGGAATCAGGAAGCATGAATCACCTATTTGACTTCCAATTCTCGGTATTCGTACTTGAGGTGGATTTCCTCGATAACGTCCCGGTTTTCAGTCAGGCTGTGTCTGTTCCCGAGACGGTAGTGGCTGATTTGAGCCCGAATCAGCGTCCATTCCCTCGACACATTTCCGTCAGGTTTCATTTCGTAGAAACTCACATTCCGCTGATACTGTCGGGGCAATCCGCCGTTGCCGGTTCTCGGATCCTGCGCCTGGTTTGCCCACACCTCGAAATAATCCCGTCCCACGCCTTCAGCAGGGACCACGAGTTTGAGCACAGCATCGTTAAATTTCACCATCCCGGTTTCGTGCGAAGGATGGTTCTGCCCTGCGCCAGCGTGCTCAGTGATGGAATGGATGCGGTCGCCGGGATCGAAGTCTTGAACCAGTGCGACCAACAGGCCGTTGATCTCCACGCGGAACTTGAATTCTTTCAAGCGGGGGATCGCATAGGTTTCAGTTGCCATGTGTTACTCCTTGAATGAGCCCGAAGGCTATGGGCTCACTTATCGACGCACCCATCCGGGCAATTCTTTCATTTCCAGGTAGTTCTCGAACGCGACGCCGGTTCTCATGACTCCAAGCTCGAATTCCAGGTAGTAGATCGTCTTAGTGGGCTGGATGAGCGCCCGGCAATGGTAGATGCCCCGGTCGATGTCGAGGCCGGTGTTGATGACTGCATTGCGAAGCTCCCCACCGTCAAAAAACGCGTCCTTGTCGCATTGGAGCGCGTAATCGTAGATACCGTAGCGGTTCTTCCAATCCTCGAACGCCGGTTGCAGCGCACGATGGATTTCCCGCCATGTTACGGGATGGTTGGGTTGAAAAATGAAGGTCCGGAGAAGCGGCATCAAAACCCTGTACATCATGGTAATGAACCGCATGACGTTCAATTCCCGCAGAGCCGACGCCACACGAAGAGTCGTGCGCTGCTCCCAGAACATTGCGCCTTCGATGCCGGGCAAGTGCGAAATCATCAGGTAGTTGATCCCGTACTCAGCGAAGAGGTCCGCATACCCACCGCCTCTGAAGCCCTGGATGTTGAAGTCCACACCTTCGCAGAGCGAAACGGTGCCTCGCCGCGGCCCGACCGGAGCATAGAAGTAATCGTACTCGTTGTCCGTGCGACAGATGCAGGCCGCAAGATGCCCGAGGCAGGACACATACTCGCGCGAGTCAGTCAGATCGTTGTAAACCAAGGGCCTACCGAACCACAGCGAGAACCTATGACTGTTGAAAGCGGGGTGAGACCAAGGCGCATTGCCCATTCGCCAATCGACGGTTTCCTCCGGAAACATGCCCCACGGGACCTGTCCATAGGCGAGGAGGTCGCCTCGGCCTTCGCAGTAGGTGATGAGAGCCTGAAAGACCGTAACCGACGTAGTGCCTGGGATCATGATGTCCATGGCCATGTACGGCGCATCGTCGGCCGCGTACATTCCAGTCTGAGATTTCTGATGTCCGATCCAGTCCGCATCGCAGAATCCCGCCAAGCCGTTGTCGCCACCGGCCATGAGCGTGCCCCACGCATTCACCGCGGGCATATCCGACGGCGCAGCGTTGTTGGATTCAAGATCCTCCACGGTCACGAGTGAAGATCGCTCGTTGATGAACGTGGGAGCATACCGCTTGCTGGTCGGATCCATGGAGAGGTCGCCGTAGTATTCGGTGAGATCTCCCTGCTCGGAATAGATGATCTTCACGTTGAAGAGGTTGACCGGATCCAAAGCCGATTCTGAGATCTGCACAGCAAGGTTGTCACCCCACACCCCCGGGTCTTTGGCCGTGAATTTGAGGGTGTCGGTTGCCTCTCCGTCCGCGCCGGTATGCACGTCGTTGTCAAGGCCAAGTCTTGCTTCGCATGTCGAACTTGATTTGACCTGGAGGCTTGCCTGCGGCCCGGTCGCAGTGCTCGTGATTCGGAGCGCGCCGTTGTAGACGGTCACACTCGCGCCAGTCAATGCCGCCAATTGTGTCATGACTTGCGAAGCGGTCAGAGTGAATGGATTGCTGCCGTCACCTGCGAGCGTGAAAGTTTGGTCCGCGCCGCCGTTGACGGAAATGACCAGCTTGTCGGTGCCGGGGTCAGCAGCATAGGTCGCCTCGTTAAGGCCAAGCACAGAGTAAGCATCATTGGTGATCAGTTTGATTTGGATGCCATCCGTTACGGTGTTGGCTGCGATCTGCACCCGGTTGTTGTTCGCTGATGCGGTCAGGCCACTGGTCTGCGCGTTAATCTGGTTGCAGACTTGTGTGACTGTCTGATTGCTACCTACCAGTGTCACTTCCTGGTCTGCACCGCTTCCCACTTTGATGAGGAGCTTGTCGGAAGCGCCGGTCACAAAGGTGTAAGGTGCGATTTCCGACCCGACAGCCCGGCCGCTCTGTGCAATGGATAGAAGCGCATATGGTCCCGCAACTGCCTGGATTGCCGCGTGAGTAGCGATGTCGCCCCGGTCTTTCAGGGTGACATGGGAAGAGAGCGCGGTCAGGCTCGTGCGGTCAGTGATGTCCGTATAGTGGGCTGTCCTGATGAGAATCAGGCGCGCACCCTGCCTGAGCGCCATTTCACACACAAGCGGATCCTGAGTGTAGTCCACCTTCTTGCCGAAGATCCTGGTGTACTCTTCCACGGAAGAAATGATCTTCGGCTTTGCCATGGGTCCGCGTTCCGCCTGAATCACCATGATGACGTATCCGCGGACAATCTCGTCCACGAACATGGAGAGGTCTTGAATGGTCCAGATAACTCGTGCTGCGCCAAGGGTCATATTAGTTGCCTCCTTCCGCTGCCGCGTCGATGATGCGGATCGAGCCCTGAGCCTCAAGGCGCTTCACATAGGGCGGCAAGAGCTTCTTGGGAATGATGTCCGACTTGTTGTGCCCCCCGCCACGCGTGTATGGTCCCACTCGGAGGTTGCGACCGTCAACGAGCGTGATGTCGAGCGGAGCCGAAGTTTTGTTGAGGACGTACACTTCGCCCGGAACCGGCCCTCGCGGGGGTGCTTCCGCAATCGGTTCGGGGCTCGGGGTATCCTCGACCGGCTGGGAGGTAGATCCTGCCAAGTCTTCCAAAGTCAGGTCGCCTGTCGTTCTTTTCGCCATTGAAAACCCCCGTGAGGTTATTGAAACACGTCATAGTTCGTGATTTCGGAGTCCAGTTCGGGCGAGGAAATAGAGCTATGCTCCTCCTCTTCGAGTCGGTCTATCCACACACCTTCAACCCACAACGGCACAATCTTGTGAAAGAGAGGCTTGTCTGGTTCGTCGTCGTCCTGGGGAGTGCCTTTGGTGAAAAGCGGCCACGATTCCTTGCCGGGTTCGCCAATTTTGGGCATGTAGCCGATGGGGAACGCCTGAGCGAGCTTCAAGAGCATGGCTTTTGCAACCGCTGGGTCCGTGGCATACACGTGGAGGTCGTACCCAATGTCATAGGGAGTTGGATACGGCTTCTTGGTAAACTGCATCGGTCCCGTGATGCTTTTTGGGCCGCCCATGTTCCCAGGCGCGGGAAATTCCACGGTTTCCTGTTCCTCGCTTGGGACAAAAATTTCGCAATTGGGCTTGGCTCTGCCCTTGTCCTCCCGGTAATAGAGGAACTGAATTGCGTAGAATGGGTAGTCACTTGCGCCTTTGTCCCGATCCGGTTCGTAGGGCAGAACGCGCATCGGGTTTCCCTCGAAGAGAACCTTGCTCAATCGCGAGTTGATATGTGATTCCACAAAAGGGAACATCAGAATGGTGCCTCTTCGAGACCGCTAATAGGCAGCGCCTTTGCTAGTGCTGCCGAGAAAAAGCTGACAACGGTCGGAGCCACGGCTAAATGGGTCGCACGGACAAAAGGCCGGGCAGGACGGAACTCCTTGGAGAACTTCGTCTTCCAAGCCCCCCCCTTGCCTTTTGATCGCTTTGCGCTCCCGGAACCGTGCTCGAGCCAGTAAGCCACTTGAGCTAGGTATTGCGTGTCGTAGGTCGAGTTCCTCGCACTCGTGGGTGGGCCTTTGTACTTCCGTGCGTTCTTCGGGACCCTGCTGCGGTAGATCATTTCCCGCAGGCTTCCGAAGTAGCGCATCCCCTCATGCCAGCCGACACTGCATCGAATGAGTTCCGGGCTGAATGAGTTCCGCTCATGCGAGATGGAATTCGCGAGCAAATGCGTTCGGAACAGGGGGCGTGTGTCGTAGCCATGCGTGGATTTCCATTGTTGGTAATCAGGTTCATTGGGCGACCACATCCCCTCGGCCATCATCTTCCGCATGGTCTCGACAATGTGCTTGCGAGCAAGGAGGTCCGCACGGCCAAGTTGGGACATGAGCTTCTTGGGGAAACCCGCCCAACTCTTTTTGTAGGCCTCAAGACCTCTCATTTCTGGCACGATCATCATCAGCCTTGACACCCCAGATCGAAATCCACTCTCGAACCCGGCCGGGTATGTTCCCGTTCCACGGCCTTGCGGAGCACTACCTGAATCACGTTGTCAGTGTCCGCAGAGGATGTGGTCTGCACGGCTATGGGTTCTCCTGTTCGCAGGTCCCACCGAACACCGTCGATCTTGAAGTACATGGACGACGTGATGCGGGGTATGTCTTGCGCCAGGAGGTAGCTGCGGAGAAAGAAAATGATCCGCTCCTCCTGGTCCTCAGTCCCGCCGATGAAGACTTCGAGTCCTTCTGCTCGTGCTTCGGTCATGGTCCAGCCGATGGTGAGAAGGTCTTTTTCGACCCCTTCTTCGGTGACGAGAACCACGAGCTTGCCAGCGAACATATCGAAGTCCTTTTTGATGATCCGGTTGATGCTGTTCTTGAGGTTTGTCCTCATGGATCACCAACTCACCACGCCGACACCCGGCCAGGCCGTTTGCTTCAGTTGCGCTTCCGTGGCAACAGTCCCGAGCCCGCGGCCTGCGGTGGTCTTCATGTTGTCGATTGCCTTCTGTAGAGCTTTGAAGAATGTCGCCCGGTCAGGGAGTTCCACTTGCTGCGGCCCGGCCCGGTGCTTTTGCACCTCGTCGGTATAGATCAGGGCGATACGCGGCAAGAGAGCTTCCAGGGTGATAGCAGCGCAGTACACGGCCTGCTTGTCGGTAAGGTCGGCCTGCACCCATCCCTGTAGAGCAATTTGTGAAGCGATCACGGCCGGCAGGTCTCCACGGAGCGTTCCGTCGATTTCCAGGACCGGCTTAATGTGAATCTCCACAAGTTCTTGAACGTCAATCGCCATGGACTATCTCTTTTTGCCCCTCTGCGGCCTCCGGGGAGGAACCGCGGGCTTCTGCACTTCGATTGCTTCTTCCGATAGTGGAGGGGGAGACGAAGGATCGAGCTGGGGGGGGGAGACGGACTCATCCCTCGCCACGCCCTCCTGGGGTGAAGCAACGCTGGGTCTTGCAACGTCGTCCTCGATTACGAGACCGCCCGCGTTGAGCCATTCGCGCGTGAGCTTCCCCACACGGCTACCGAGATTCACGACCGCGGCCTTCACCACTCTGAGACCGGTTTCGGAGTCGTAAAACTGTCCGGTCGGATCCTTGAGTTTCACTCGTCTCATAGTTGCGCCTCCGTCAGTTGGGGTGAGGCCAGAGCCTCACGGCTCTCGCGTGGACGCGACTATGCAACCAGCGGGTTCATGTAAGTCGGGAAGCCGTTCTGCGCGAACGCCAGCGACTTGTCGATGATGATCCGGGCCTTCCGGTCGATGGTCAGGAAGCCGTCCATGACCGATGCAGCCGTGCCATTGATTTGGCGCATGATGATTCGCTCAGACTCCACTAGAAGACCGCGGAACGTCATGTGGATCATGGCCGCCCGCTTGTCGTAGAGCATGAGCTGATTGTCGGTCAACTCGGTGCCTCCGATCAGGTGCGGCATGGAAGTCGGGATGATCCGGTTGCGGCTGTCGAGGGTTACGGCTGCTGGGCCGGTCCCGCCCACGGTCGGCTTGAATTCGGTCAGAGCCAGAACCGTGTTCGCCATATTCTCGCTCGTGGCCATGTTGTTCCAGTTCATGCCGATCCTGCGGGCACGAACCCACGGCCTGGTGAAGTCCGCAAAGGCCAGTGTCCCAGCAGAGGCTACACCGATGATCGCGGCAGAGTCGGCCCCACCCGCCTGATCGCCGTTGACCATGGTGGTGAGGGCTTTTTTGAAGACCTTGCCCTGCAATTCCGCACCAACTCTTTGGAGCCAGTACTGAAGGACCGGCAGTGCCACGGACAAGACCAATTCGTCGGTGAGCTTAATGGCCACGCCCGATTTGCTCAACCGAACGGTCTTGAAGCCCCATTCGATCGCGCTCTCAGGGATGGTCTCACCCTCTGCGATGTCCTGCATTTCGGCCTCGTTGTACTGGATCCACGGTGCGGTCACATCGAGGCTGCTCGCGTTTTCGCTCCCCGCCACAAGGTCAAGATACGAAACATCCGCTACCATCCCCATGAGGATGAACTGGCGAATGAGTTCGGGCGCGAGGTACTTGACGTCTCCACTGAGAGATACGAGGTTTCCGATGGTGACGATGTTGGGATCCATGCCCAAGTCACAGAAGATGTCTTCCATGGTCCAGGGCTTACCCGCAGCATTGGTCAAGCCCAACTGCTCGTTTATGAAAGAAATCAGGTCGATCTCCCTCCCAGCCGCTCCGTCGTTGCCGAGATATGCCTGGAAGGGCTCATGAATCCTCTCCCGATAGGAGTTGAACAATCCGAGTTCACCGCTCATTTTCGTGTTGTCTCCTTCTCAGAGTTATTTTTCGAGCGTTTCGACGGTCATGGGGGCGCTATATACACCCACCACGAGGCCGATGGTGTCGTATGCGTCGTTGGCAACCGCCTCGACTTCGAGGTCCGTTGCAGGATCATCGAGGGTGAAAACGACGTATCCGTTGACTCCCGACGCCGTGAACCCGGTCGCCGTAAGGTTGATTTTGTTCGCGATATCATCTGCCGTCTGGTCGTTTCCGGTCGTCAGGTCAAAAGTCTGACTCGCGCCGCTACCGACCTTCAGTTTCAGCGCATCGTTGGTGTTGTTCGCGATGTCAAAGGGTCCCAGGACGCCCCCTGTCACCACGAGCGGTAGTGTGCCCTTAATGACAAGACCGGCTATCGAGGCGGGATCATGAGAACTCGCCCCGACGTACGTCCCGACCGTGAAGCCGAGGAGCGTGTACGCGTCATTGGTGACTGTCCCAATGATAATGTTCACGTTGTCCTGAGTGGCTGTGAGTTTGAGTTTCCCGCTCGATTTGGAAGCGACGAACCCCGTTGCGGCTGCGAAGTCCGCAACGATTTGGTCCATGGTTCTGGCTGCACCGGGCGTGAGGGTGAATGTTTGGGCTCCACCACTGCCGATAGTGACCTTGAATTTGTCATTCGAGCCTTCAATCACTTCGAACGTGGCGTCGTCTTCAGTGCCGGTGACGGATGCGATCTGCTGTTTCGTGTAAGGGATAACCTTCATATCGGCATCCCACACGAACGGCCCCACAGCAGTCGCAGCAGCGGCAATGCGGTCGTCCCGCCGTTCGCGAAAACGGGTTTCAACGGTGCAGGACAGCGCAAGCGCTAGATGTACCGCCACATTGCCGACGATCCCGACTTCACCCGCCGCATCGAGAGCCGCGACCGTGAGATCGTCGGAAATCTTTACCGGCTGGCCGACAACGACACCCGCGGGGCAGATGAAGCCGACAGCGAGGGTGTTGATCTTCTGCTTCATGTTTGCCCCCTAAAATTCCAGGGTCTCGACCACAACATCCGCACCGCCCGCGGTGGTGATGACGAGCCCTGCGATTGAGGCCGGATCGTGAGATGCTGCGCTGTAGGCAATGACCTTTCCCGCTGCGTCAAAGACGAACGGTCCCACAGCAGAAATGGCCGCACCGGACACCCGGTCGTCACGATGCTCTCGGAAACGAGTCTCCACGGTGCAGGTAAGGGCATCAGCTCGGTGGACACAAACCGTTCCCACGATTTTGAGCGAACCTGCCGCATTGTTCTTGATGACCGCCTTGGCGCTGTTGATGATCACCACGTCGCCTACTTCGACGGTGCTCGGGCAGGCGAAGGAGATGGCCAGCATGTCGTTGCGTTTCTGTTTCATTACTTGTCACCCCCTCCGAACAGCTTCTTGACACTCTTGGAGATGTCGGCTTGCCTGCCGGTCGGCAGCTTCGGCTTGCCCCCGCCCGCGGTCAGATCTTCGGCCTGACTCGACCGGTTCAGACCGAAGCCCTTCTCGGCTATGCCCTTGAACAGAGCCAGTTGTTCACCGATGAAGGTTGGATCCGCACTTGCCTCGATCCGAGCCCGCATCTGCTTCTGAAGGTCGGTCGGCTCTGCGGCGTCCTTGTTCACGTTTGCGGAGTCAAACCACTTGAGGGCTTCAGCTTTCAATGCTGAGACGTAAAGGACCCCGAACTTGGCTTGCTCAACAACCTCGGGGAGCCTCTGAAGGATCTCCTCGGTGGAGAGACTGTCTTCGCCTTCTTTCATGAGCCCTGGGGCTACAGCCGCAAGAGCGGACGCGACTTTGGCGTTGTTGGCATGTCCTTTCTGGAAGGCTTTGACTACCTCCCGAAACTTCTCGCAGAATCCCTCGGGAGGGGTTGCCCCGTGGGAGGCATCGAGGACCACATTGATTTTCAGGAGGTCTTTTCCGACCTCGTTCAACAGGTCCAGCAACCATTGGAAATCCATGCTTCGACCTCCTGCTGAGTTTGTTATTTCCGGTGGTTGTGCGGCCACATTCCGCACGCCAGCGTTCGGATCGGCTCCGAGGCCATGCGGAACCATGGCCATGTGTCGGACAGCCGTTATTCTGTGCGGTATCCAGCGGACGACTTCTCCGTTTACCTTCTTTCCCTGTTGGGTGTAGAAGTCGTAATCGTCCATATCTTCATGCGCTTTGAACCGGGTCATTTCAGCAACGATGCCGATAGAGCCCGAGCGAATCAGACCTTTCGTGAGACCGAGCGCGGCTCTCGCATCAAACTCAGGATCGACAACTACGTCAGCATTGACGCCAGGCTCCATGTCTTTGGAATCTTCCCATTTGGGGTTTTCGACATACCCGGCCACGTCTTTCGCTTCGATCGAATGGTCCCACATGAAATCAGGCCGCGTCTGGCGAACGAGCTTCGGGATGTCCCGTTTGATGACCTTGCCGCCTTCATGACCGTAATCCAGAAGCTGCGGAAAGAGATACCCGGTTGTCGGCCAAGCCCGAACAGCGGAGATCAAGCGCCAATTCTGTCGAACCATGCCGTCGTTCGTGTCAGCAGCGGAAGATGAATCCCCATCACCGGCGTTATCCAGGTGATGTTCCTCGTCCTCCTCGTGGTCAATATCAGCGGGATGCTGCGCCGTGGGGTCAGGTGACGGCGCGGATCTGCGCTGTGCGCTCACGAAGTGTTCCAGGGTGAAGATCCTCTTGCCGTTCTCCATCCTGTTGGGGATTTCCATCTTTTGCTTCTGGTTCTTCATGCACTTCTCCGTCATCCGTGTTGTCGTATCCCACGGACCAAGACGACCGCTCGAATGCGGCCTTTACGTACCGATTTGTGCCCTTGTTGAACGTCGCCACGTAAGCGCCTGCTTCCACTTTCTTGTCTTCCCATCCGAGGGCTCGCCGGGCTTCTTCTACAGTGCAGAAGCCGTTTTCCACCTGAATCGCAAGGCTTTGAGCGTCCATTTGAGCGGCCTGAGATTCCTTGAATGGGTCGATTGCTTGATCTTTCTTGAACCGCATGGACAGGCCGACATCGCCCATACCGTTCAATGCCAGGTTCAGCCTGTGGCCGTGTTCAATGGCTCGCTTGGCTCCAAGCTGATAGACCTTGAGGCCCTGCTTCATGTCCTCGTACACGATACTAGCCAGCGTTTCAGTGGATCCGAAGTTCCACCCGAACATGATCGGATCGCGTTGGAGGGCTGCAAACATCGACTGCAACACCAGTTGAAGTAGTTCTCGCGCCCCTTGAGCGCCGGCTTGGGTGCTCTGGAACGTGAACTTTAGATTGTTGTAAGCAACGCCGAGACCGGCCTTCAGGTTGTTGATGATGCTGTCCGCGATTTTCTGAAGATACGTCCCGGCCTTTGTGTCATAATCGGCCTGCGTCTCGTTCGCTTCACGCGGTGGCGGTTCCACTTCAGCCAGGAGCACACCGAGACTCGAAACCTTTTCCATCCACACCCGAATCTGTGCCATGATTGCCTTGTGACTCGAGACGGCTTCCAACGCGGAAACAATGGGCGGGATGGGGTAGGGGTTCGTGTCCCGGAGGGCAAGGCCATGGTAGGTAGTTTGCAACGGTTGGAGCGGGACGAGTTTGCCGTCCTGTCTCAGTTGCACCAACTCGATGGTGCCCTGGTCGTCGGCATATCGGAACCGCAGCGTCTTGATGGGCACGAGGAAGCCGCGCTCGATGCGGTTGAAACTCTTGTCAGGGACCCATTCCACACAGAGGGCTCCGCACCGGGCAAGCTGATTGAAAAGCCCATTTACCACTCCATCCATGCCCCCGCCGAACGGGAAACAGCGAGCAGCGAAATTGTTTGCGACGGTAATGGCTTCGTCGGCGCGAGACTCCGAAGGGGCTTGGATAAAGAGCTTGTGGCCGGGATTGCCCAACGCGACCGTCGTGTAAACAAATTTTGAGATGTAGGGGTCCGTGATCGCGACCGCGTCAATGATATTGAAGTACTCGAACGGAAAGCTGGCTGGCAACATGGAAAGGGCTCGCAGACCACCAAGAGGCGGTTGGTAGTCCGCATCTTTGGATATGCGAGCCACGACCTGCGGGTATCCCGCTGGGGCTTGTTTTCGCGGTCTGCCGAGTGCAGATCTTATGCGGTCTGTCACGCTCATGCGTTTGCTACCTGCCGGAATACTGGCATACACATGGGACCTGGTTCCCTTCCGAATTCAAAAGCGGCAATGGACGCGGAGTTACAGGCCATGCCGTAGTGGTTCTCGATGTTGGGGCCACGGATATACGTCCGGACCATGAGGCCGTTCGCTCGTGGCTCGTATTTGACGATCAGCTTCTTCAGATGCCGCCTCATGTCCTCAAGCCGCGACAGGTGAAGTCCACTGTCTGTTTGAGCCCGAGCGGGGAATTCAATCAGGCCGATCTCCATCTTGTCGATGAATCCGTCGATGGATTCGGTCCTATCGACGTACACGCTATTGATTTCCCATTTGGACTCATGGAGTTCGACCGCTTGCCGAAGCTCGGTATTCCCAAAGTACTGAATGGAAACGCGGCGAGGGTGTTTTGCGGCAAACTCCTTCGCATTCCATTTGTTCGGCTGGGCGTCGATGATGCAGTACTCAACTCCGAACCGGGTCATGAGTTCATCGAGCCGGTTCCAGGATTCTGTCTCCTCGAAATAGAGGAATTTGAACCGAACGCCGGAGCGTATCCCGATAGCGATGGTCAGCACGTCGCCCTGGTCAACGCCCATGTACGCACCGGTCCCTGCATGGGTAAATCCGTAGCTTCCTTCGCACGCATTCAACAATTCATCGTGGACTCTGGCCGCACCACCGCCGTAAGGGAATCCCAGAATGGAAATCACGAAACGAGCCATCTTCGCCTGCGAACGGCGGGACTCTTCGTATTCCGTCATGACCTTCGTGGCGTAGTTTGGGAACCCCGCAGGCCGGATCTGCGTGTAAAGCTGAGACAGATGGTATCCTCTCCGGCGCTTGGTAGGTTGATGCGCTATCCACTTTCCAGCCTTCATGTTCAGTTTCGCTTCGCATTTGGAGCATCCCCTGTAGTGGGTTGCCCCTTCGGGGAAGCCCGACGCGAGCTTTGACGGGATAGGCCGGAAGGTTTCGAGGAATTCGTGTTCCAGGCAGTTATCGTGCCCGCATGAAGGGCACATGATGTGCCAATAGTGCTGATCTGTGGTCGCAAATTCGGCGTCGATACCGTCACCCGGGAGGTTCGGCTGTGACAAGGCGAACACCCATTGCAGGTTCGAGTGCATCACGCGGTCGAGGGCGAGTGCTCGGTGCTCCTCCTTCATTTCAGAGACTTCATCAAGCACCACCATGTCGCCGTCAACAGACTTGGCCTTGCCTTTGGTGAAGAGGCCGCGGAAATATAGGCTGCCGGGACCGATCTTTTTGAGGCCGACGTTGTTGATGTCCCGGACGCGATTCTTGAGATAAGGCGATTCCTGCAACATCGAAAGCGCCCGATCGTTCGAGAAGTCCGAAACGGCCGCATCATCTTGGAAGAAGTAAATTGCCTTCTTCCCCAGGTGTTCGGCCACATACAGGCTCTTTATGAGAACCACAGTGCTGATACCGACTTGTGCGGCTTTCTCGAAAACCTGGTCGGGGCTGTGATCATGGATGATGTCGTGAAGATATTCGTGGCCAGCGAGGTTGTAGTGCTTCCCCCGGAGCATGATCTGAGCGCGAACAATCCATTCCGGCACAGTCAGACGCCGTGACGTGGGTAAAAACTTCTCCGTGGGGAGTATGCGTGTTAATGATCCGCCTATCACTGGATGTTCTCTCCCGCCCCTTCCAGCTCTTTCTCTTCTTCAGAATAGAGAGAATCGAGCCGTTCAACGGCATCGGTGGCTACACCCATCAGTTCTTGCAAGAGCACGGGATTTTCTCCCAATCGCTGCTTCATCTCATTCTCGAATTGAGCCAAGACCTTTTGGAGGATCTCTCGCTGTCGGCGCTGCAATCGGAGCCGATCCATTTCGACCCGCTCGCTGGATGCGAGGGCCGTCACGATCCGCGATAGAGACACAGCGCAATCCGTGAGTTTCTTCACACCTGATACTTTGTCGGGTGCGATGCACTTGACCGCCATCATCAGCTTCTTCAGTAGCTTCTGTGCGACCTGTTGCTCGATGGGCTTGGTGAGAAGTTCGGAAGTCTCCTCCTCGATCTCATCGAGCTTGAGGATTTCAATGAATTGCTCCTTGCATATTCGGTGAGCCAAGTCGGGATCAATCGTGTATCCGAGATGTTCCAACTGCTGAAGGAGCATGAAAAGCGGCTGATCGAAGTGATAAAAATCGTGCAGAGCCCACCGCGCCTCATTCGTCATATCCGACCATGCGGTTATGCGTGTAAGTTTTTGGGGGCCTTTTGCGGTCGTCCTTTTCAATGGCTCACACTCTATGAAGTTTTTGCCACCCGGTTCATGGCAAGGGGCGTCAGGATGGCCGCGAGCGCGGCAATGATCGGCATTGCGATAGCAGGGAGGTCAGGTGGGACCTCTTTGCCCAAGAAAGACAGGGCGGTCATTCCCACGACAGCAGCCAGCAGGCAGAGCACGAGCCCGCCTACGACCAAACGGTACGACCAGGTATCTACTGTCGTTGTTGAGGGTGCATCAGACATGAGAGCCTCCAAAAGAGAAAAACCCCCGCGTGTAACACGCACGCGGGGGCGTTGCCAAGGAAAGGAGGATTAAGAACGGACGGGCTGCGGTCGCCCGGAAGGATCGCGCGGATTTCCCGTGCCTTGGGGGAGGGAGGGTATGAATTTGATATGTCAACTGTCAGCCTCGCCACGGTTGAAGTGCGAATTGCCTGATTTTATTGATTATTGCCGAGCAATCGCGTCGAACCGTTCTCGACCTGGTTGTTAGCGGGGCTCCTTTTCACACTTTCACAAACGCTGTCAAGGGAAAAATTAACCAAAAAAGAAAAGCCACCCGCGAAAGTGGCTTTATTAACCGATTTGGTGACTATAAGTTTTTGTAATAGTCGAGGCTGTTCACCAAATTATTCATCGCTTATTTTTGGAAGAGGTGTAGCATCTATCGGCAGGTCTTTCATGCAGCGTTTGCACCATTCTTTGAATGAGGGGATTGTTGGGCGAGGCGGGGGGGGGTCGTCGGGCTCCTCCAACACAACTATCTCCCCAGAAACGGGGAGCGTGATTTGAGCGAAGTTCTTGGCCTTTTCAACCCACCACCCCGAATTTCTGTCGAAGAAGGTTCCCTGCATCCATGAGGAACCCATTGACAAGAAAAGGATCGTCACGACCAATCCTGTGAGCCATCCAAAAATGGTTGCCTGCAGCCCGGAAGAAGTCAAAGAATTCGGTAGTGGGTCAGTTTCAATCGCGGGGTTGCTCGATTGAAAC